GCAGAGGAAAAGCTCAACCCTGCGCAGCCATACTTTGACGGTAAAATTGAAAGCAGCCGTGAACAGACTGTTAGCTATGAAAAAGCTTACGAAGATTTAGAAATTGTAAATCGTGGCGTAAATATGATTGTTGACGATGCTGCGGAAATTAATGTAAAAGTTGGAGGCCAACTACCTGTTCAAAGCGTTGTTAAAGGCATCAAAAGGTCTAGAATCGATCTTTTGCTCAATAAGGAGCCAAATCTTTTTCAAGACATAAGTTCTTTTCGTCGTAATTTAATTATTGATTATTTACTAGACGGAAATGTTTTTATCTACTACGACGGTGCTCATATGTACCATCTTCCTGCAGATAAAATGATAATTCATACAAGTGAAGAAACTTATGTTGAAAAATACACTTACAATAATACAGTAACATTTAGTCCTAAAGAAATAATTCATGTAAAAGAAAACTCTTTTTACTCTATTTATAGAGGAGTTTCTCGCTTAAAGCCGGCGCTTCGTACTATGATACTTATGCGACGAATGAGAGACTTCCAAGATAACTTCTTTAAGAACGGAGCCGTTCCAGGTTTAGTACTAAAATCCCCAAACACTTTATCTGAAAAAATTAAAGAAAGAATGATTCAGTCTTGGTCTGCTAGATACAGACCAGATGCAGGAGGCAAGAGACCTCTTATACTAGACGGCGGTATTGAAATAGACAAAGTTTCAAATGTAAACTTTAAAGAGTTAGACTTTCAATCTGCAATTGCAGAAAATGAGAAAATTATTCTAAAAGCGTTAGGAATTCCTCCAATTCTTTTAGATTCTGGTAATAATGCAAACTTGCGACCTAATATGAGATTGTACTACTTAGAAACAATCTTACCTATAGTACGAAAAATTAATTTCTCACTTGAAAGGTTTTTCGGTTTTGAAATTATAGAAGATGCTACAAATATTCCAGCACTTCAACCAGAGCTTCGCGATCAGTCTCAGTACTACTCAGCTCTTGTAAATACGGGAATAATTTCTCCCAATGAAGCAAGAGAAGCGCTAAACTTTGATCCTATAGAAGGATATGATGATTTACGAGTACCTGCAAATATTGCGGGAAGCGCGGCAAATCCAGATGAAGGCGGAAGACCGCCAGAGCAAGAAGGAGAAGAATAAATGGCAGTAAGACAAAAACAGAAAGTTTTAGACACTGCTTATACGCATTTTAAAGAATTCGGGCTGCCCCTCGATATTGAGTATAAGTCTTATGTAAATATTGTGGGCCCTAAAGAAGCTTTACATGTTATATCAGTAAAAAGAAGTTTTAAGGCATGGAAGTATCTTTTACACGCTTTAAGAATTAAACATCCTGATCTGCGTGAAAAAGCCCCTGCCCCAAAACCTACAACACCAAAACCTGCTCCGAAGCCTAAAGCAGCTCCGAGCAAGCCTGCAAAAGCAGAAGCAAAGAGTGAAGACTAATGGAAAAGATTTTTAACCTTACCTCTACGTTTAAAGCACTCAATGAAGACGACGATGGTAGCGTCCACATTTGCGGAATGGCTAGCACTGCTGACTTCGACCGAGCTGGAGATACAATTTCAGCCGAAGCATGGACCAAGGGCGGCCTTGGTAACTTCGAAAAGAATCCTATCATTCTTTTCAATCACGATTATAACAAGCCTATCGGACGCGCTACAGGACTTAAAGTCACTGAAAACGGTCTTGAACTTAAGGCTAAAATTTCTAAGTCTGCGCCCGATCATGTCGCGCAGCTTGTAAAAGAAGGCATTCTTGGAGCATTTTCTGTTGGTTTCCGAGTCAAGGATGCTGATTACTTATCGGAAACTGACGGATTAAAGATAAAGGATGCTGAGTTGTTTGAAGTATCAGTGGTATCGGTACCTTGTAACCAAGCAGCTACTTTCTCTCTCGCGAAATCATTTGACTCTATTGAAGAGTACAATGAGTTCAAAAAAACTTTCACTAATAGTGTAGATCTAGCCGGTCAGTCTCTGGCTAAAGATGAAGATTCATTTGAAGCTAGTGATGCACCGGATGGAACTGAAAAGTCAGTTCAAAAGGAGATAACAATGTCGGAAGTAAAAACTCCCGAAATCGACCTGGAGGCTTTTGCTAAGAAGGTAGCGGATGAGACTGCTGCTAAAATCGCAATTCGTCAGGCCGAAGAAAAAGCCGCTGTTGAAGCAGAAGCTAAAGCAGTACAAGAAGCAGCAGAAGCTGAAGCCGCAAAGCAGGCTGAAGTTGAGTCTGTAATTAAGACTGGTATTGAGTCAGGCGCTGAGCGTCTTATGTCTGATATCCAAGCGAAGCTTTCTGAGAAAGACGCAAAGATTGACGAAGTAATCGCTCAACACCAGAAAGACCTCGAAGAGAAGAACGCTGAGCTTACTGCTATGCGTGATTCAAAGCGTGTATTCGCTGACCGTACTGACGGTGACTCTATCTCTAAGTGGGGCAAAGAGTTTATGTATGCTCACATGGCAGGCGTGATGACAGGCAACAAGAACCTTGATCAAACTGACTATGGTAAGAGCATTCTTGAGAAAGCTGGTATTAGCTATGCTACTGCGGCACCTAACATTGCTACAGAAGTATCTAGCCAGATTGAGAAGGAGATTCAACGTGAGCTTCGTCTTGCACGCGCTTTCCGTGAAATCACTATCAACTCTCAAGCTCAAGTACTGCCAATCCAAACAGACACCAACTTGGCGTCTTGGCAGTCAGGTGCAGCAACTACTCCAAACTTGGAGAACAAGACTCAGGTTGCAGGTAATACTTACCAGCCTAGCCAGGTAGTATTGAAGGCGTATCGTTTGATCTCAAGCACACTCATGGATAACCACATTGATGAGGAAGTGTTGATCAATCTTATGCCTATGCTCGTAGAGTCAGTTGCACGTGCACACGCTCGCGCTGTTGATGATGCACTTCTTAACCACGTAGCTACTGGTGGCTCTGATGCGTTTGACGGTCTCGTTAAGCTTGCAGGCAGCAACTCAGTTAGCGTACTTGACGCAGCAGGCGGCAACTCAGTAGATACAGCAGTAACTGCATCTGAGTTCCTCGACGCTCGTAAGTTGATGGGTAAGTATGGCATGATGCCTGAAGAGATGGTATACGTCGTATCTCAGGCTCGCTACTACGATCTGATTGCTGATGCTGGCTTCGCCGACATTACAGACGTAGGTTCAGACGTTGCGACCAAGATCACTGGTCAAGTTGGTGCGATCTTCGGTACTCCCGTAATCGTATCTGACAACTTCCCTGCAGAAGCTAACGGTGCTCCAGTAGGTCTCGCAATCAACGTTCGTAACTTTGCTATTCCACGCCTCCGCGGTGTGAACGTAGAGCAAGATTACGAGGTAATGAACCAGCGTAATGTTGTAGTCGCTACTCAGTCACTCGGCTTTAACCAGCTTGTAGGTGACACAAGTGCAGACAAGTCAGTTATCAAGCTCGTACGTACAGACGCTTAATAGCTAGCTAAATAAACTGGGGAGGGTTTCCTCCCCAAGTTTTTACTAATTGATTTATTATGGCAGATTTAATTACTCTTGCAGAATACAAAGAAGCAGAAGGCATCGCAAGCCCTAAAGAAGACTTGCGTCTTGCTACTTTAGTACCTTCAGTGAGTCAATTAGTAAAGACTTATTGTGGAAACAGTATTGTTGATTACTATTCTACTAATAAAGTAGAAGAATTCAACATTGACTGGGAGACTCATTTAGTTCAACTAACTGAAAGTCCCGTAAATAGTATTGTTTCCGTAGAAAAAAGAGACTCCGTAACGGAAAGTTACACCACCGTGCCAACTACAGACTATTATCTTGACAAGAAGACGGATAGTGTACTTTACGTTACGGGGTCGACCTATAAAAACTGGCCTCGCGGAGCGGCGTCAGTAAAAGTTACATATAAGGCAGGTTATGAAGCCTGTCCTATGGACTTAAGACTAGCGATAGTTGATTTAATTACTTACTACTTAAAAGATGAGCATAAGGAACGTCGAACTCTTGGCGGAGCGAGCATTCAAAATCAAAGTACATCAAGTGTACGAGATAGCGTTGCGTTCCCAGACCATATTAAGCGAGTGCTTGATATGTATAAAAACTTTTAATGGCTAAGTCTTTTATTGATGATTTAATTGCTCAAGCCGCAAAAAACGCACAGGCTAGTGGAGATTTTCAACAATTTTTAAGGCGTAGGGTCGATACTCAAGGGCTCCACTTAATAGAGATAACCGAAAACGACATCTATAGAATTTTAGTATTTAACTACGTAGCCATTAGAAAATCCAAAGCAGTACAAAGAGAGCAGAAAAGGTTAGGTCCCGACTCTTTAAAAGAAACTGCCGCTGAAAATGTTGTAAATGCAGGTAAAAAAAGTGCAGTAAGACTTAGAGGAGAAGCTAAGACTCTTGCATCAGAAATATACAATGACTTTGTAAGTACTTATAACTCAAAAGTTAAAGCAAAAGCTTATAAAGCTATTAAAAGATCTCAAAAAATTCGTATTTTACAGCCAAGGAATCAAGCAGATAAAGTAAAAGAAGTAATAATAGATCTTTTAGAAGGAAAAGCTAAAAAGACTTTATTTAGATTTATTTTTGCAGATACTAATAGTGGTAAGCAAAATAAAAAAGATTTTAGTCGAAGAACTCAATTTTTACATGAAGGTAGAACAGTAGGAACTGAGTTAATAAATGATCTTTCAAAAATAAAGCTAAGTGGAAATGACAAAGCAAAAGAGGCGGCTTTTCAAGTCTTATTAAATGTTGCTAAAAAAATTAATTATAGTTGGGATTTAGACGACGATATTGACAAAAGAAAAATAGCAGTAAAAGGTAAAATTGGACAAATATTCGATAACGAACCGGGCAGCGACAGCAACGATTGGAAGCAGATTAAGAAAAAACTTGAAAAATTAATAGCAGAAGACTTATCTACAAGAGGACTAAGCTTTGCCTCGGGAGAAAGTAGCCAGCCTTTTGATGAAAGACTAGCAAATAATTTGTTAAACAAGCAATTAATTGATCCACTTGTTAAAAAAGGGGCTAAAGGTACAAAATTAAAAGTAGAGACCCCTAAAAAAAGAAAATCGAATATTAAAAAACCTAGAAAAACAACGCACCCTAAAGCTGGGAATTTAGCAGTAGGGCAAAGAAAAGCTCTTTCGTCAAAAACAGCTACTGTTGAAAAAAGACCCTCTGGGCTAGATTTACTTCAATTGGTAGGTTTACTAAATCAAAAGTTGCCAGATGCTATAGTGAATAATATGGGAAGCCCAGCACTTAACTATCAAACAGGTAGATTTGCTAATTCTGTAAGAGTAACAGATATTATTAAAACCCCACGAGGGTTTCCCAGCATAGGGTATACATATCAAACCTCCCCCTATCAAACATTTGAACCGGGGTATGCTCAAGGAAGTGCTGAAAGAGACCCAAGAAGATTAATTGATAGGTCAATTAGAGAAGTTGCAGTGGAATTTGCCTTAGGGCGTTTTTATACTAGGAGAGTGTAAATGACTAATAACAGAACTTACACTTCAAGACGCTCAAATATATTAAATGCTCTTGCAGTTCGGTTAAAAGATATAGACGGCTCTGGAGCTTTCTTAACTGATGTAGCAAACAATGTTGAAACAAGATTAAAGTTTTGGGATGAAGTACAAGACTTTCCTGCTATTCATTTAAATGCAGGACCCGAAACACGCGATTATCAAGCCGGAGGTTTTAAAGACCGGTTTTTAAGCATTACAATTCGTTGTTATGTGTCAGATGATACAGATGCTACAGAAGCATTGAATTTGTTAATGGAAGACATAGAGACAGTTGTTGAAGATAACTCACGACTCAAGTACTATGACGCAATGAATAATGAGTATAATACTCAGCAAATTACCATTATTAGTATTGTTACTGATGAAGGTGTACTCGATCCTCTAGGCGTCGGTGAAATCGAGATAGAGGTTCGTTATTAGAAAATACTGGCACGAACAAATGTTCACGTCCAAGTCTTTTCAAGTTACATAGGAGATAAACTATGGCAGTCGATACTTTATATTTCAGTAGAGACAGTAAGATGTATATTGAGATCGGGTCTAATGTATGGGAAATTCCTGTACTGGATGGCTTTAGCTTCTCACAAGCAAACAACTCAACCGAAGTTACTCTTTCAGAGATGGAAGATAGCGCAGGCACGAGTAAGCGCGGACGAAAAGTATTTAACGACTCCTTAGCTCCTGTTGAGTGGTCTTTTAGTACTTATGCTCGTCCTTTTCTTTCAGAAGGCGGCAATACCTCAGGTAATGCAGAAAAAGATGGTACAGATAAGCACCACGCAGTAGAAGAAATTTTGTGGGCCTTAATGGCAGGACCCGCAACTTATACTGCTCCTGGTAGTTCTCAGGCAACAGCTCTTTCAGGCTTAACATTTAGCTCTACAGCTTCCCCTAATACTACTGCGGGCACTGGGTTAAGTGCTTTGTCTTTTTCTGGTTCAAACAAAGCAACTCTTGGAACTTGCAACATTTATTTCTCACTTGATGACGGGGGCTCTGACCCTGTTGTATACAAGTTGGATGAAGCAGTAGTAAATGAAGCATCCGTTGACTTCGATGTAGATGGTATTGCTACAATTGCATGGTCTGGTTTTGGTAAAACTCTTACAGAGGCCTCAAAGCCTACTCGCACAGTATTTGAAGCAATTGGCGCTTCAAATAACTTTATTCGTAACCGATTGACTCAGCTAGCAATTACTGCTAATGATACAACTACATTCCCGGGTTCTGGTAGTGGTGTGTATACACTAACTCTTACAGGCGGAAATATTACTATTTCAAACAATATTTCATTCCTTACTCCAGAAACTCTTGGAACAGTAAACCTTCCAATTGGTCACGTTACTGGAGCTCGTTCAGTAAGTGGTTCGTTTCAGTTGTTATTTAGGTCTTGACTCTGGTACTAATACCGGTACTTCTACAGACTTCTTTAATGACCTTACATCTACAGCAGCGCGAAGCAAAATTGTAAACTCTTTCAACCTTACGTTTAAGTTGGGCGGAGTTGCGACCAGCTCTACTGTTCCTGTATACCAATTCAACTTCCCAACAGCTCACTTTGAGATTCCTGCACACAGTGTAGAAGATGTAATCTCAATTGAGACTACTTTCCAGGCACTGCCTTCTACAATTAGCGGAACTGATGAAGTAACTGTTAAATTCGCGGGCGCTAACCCAGCATAATAAAAATAATGATACACTAAGGGGCTTCGGCCCCTTTTCTTTTACTCCTACAAAAAATAAATCTTGACATCTCACCTCCTTTGACCTATAATTACAAGATATAAATTTACACTCTTAAAGGACACAAAATGAGCGATTCACCTATTTCTTTATCGAGTCTTATGACTCCTAGCAAAACAGTTTCTATTGACTTTCCTGGGTACTCAGGTATGAAAGTTAGCTTATGCTACTTGGGTCGAGAAGAACTATTAAAGTTGCGCAAAAAATGTGTAACAACTAAATTCGATAAGCGAACTCGACAACCCGAAGAAGTATTAGACGAAGAAAAGTTTCTTGTAGAATACTGCAAAGGTGTAATTAAAACATGGTCTGGCTTGAAGTTTTCATACCTAGAAGAGCTTCTTTTGGTAGATGTCTCGGCCTATGACCCTGAAGATGAGCTTCCTTATACTCAGGAAAACGCAGAACTTCTTATGAAAAACTCTGCAACATTTGACTCGTGGGTTACTGATACAGTGGGTGACTTAGAAAATTTTACAGTGACCAGCTAGAAGAAGTACGTACTCTTCTAGCCCGTTTCATAAAAGAGTCAGACTCTAAAGTAGATGTAGATAAATATTTACTTTTGTGCGAACAATTAGGCCAAGAACCAGACCCTGCTAAAATGCCGCTCGAGCTTTCGGATTTCCCCGAAGAAGTTCAAGTGGCATTTTTTATGTTCGGATTGTTACCAGATTACTGGGAAGGAATGAGTGGAACATATATGGGAAAACATTGGCACGGTATAGAGTATTTTTTTAAATTATATGGTATTGAAAACCAGAAAGAAATTTTATACTTAATGAAAATATATGAAAATGAGCTAGTGTCCTACAGGTCAAATAAAGCTATTGAACAACGAAAAGCAGACGAGCGTAGAGCTAAAAGCGGCGGAAAAAATCTCGCCCATAATATACAAGGCTAATGGCAAAGAAAATTACAATAGATATTGAAGTTAATGGCAAGATGCAAAAAGCAACTGTGTCTGCTAAAAAACTACGAGAATCATTAGACAAAGTAGATACAGCCAGTAAAAAGACAAGTAAGTCTACAGGAGAGCTTGATCGGAATTACAAGGGTGTCGCAGGTACGTCTGCTAATGTTACTAAAAACTTTTCAAAAATGTCTCAAGGAATGGGAGGAGTTGTACGAGCATATGCAACTCTTGCAGCAAACGCATTTGCTGTAGGAGCCGCTTTTAATGCACTACAAAGAAATAGAGCTTTGGCTCAACTAGAAGAAGGCTTAGGAGCAGTAGGTAGAGCAGCAGGAACAAATCTGCCCTTTGTATCAGAACAGTTGAGAGATATTACAGACAACGCATTGTCTGCAGAGCAAGCTATGAGAGCCACTGCACAAGCAAGTTCTGCAGGATTTGACGCCGGACAATTACAACGCTTAGCTGCTGTAGCAAAAGGAGCGTCCCTTGCTTTAGGAAGAGATTTACCAGACGCTCTTGATAGATTGGTACGAGGTACTGCAAAAGTAGAACCAGAAATTCTAGATGAATTAGGGATTTTTGTAAGACTAGATGATGCTGCTGAAGAATACGCTCAAAGAATGGGTAAAACCGCAAATCAGCTTACTCAGTTTGAACGATCTCAAGCCTTTTTAAATGCTACTTTAGAACAAGGCGAGAAAAAATTTGCTCTTGTCTCTAGCCAAGTAGACGTAAATCCCTACGATCAGCTTATTGCATCTGTAAATAACCTAAAAGAAAACTTTTTAGATATTGTAAATGTTGTAGCTGTTCCTTTTGTAAAATTTATATCAGATTCTAAGTTTGCTTTATCTGGACTATTTGCGTTATTTGCTTCTACTATTTCAGGCGCTTTTGTTGAGAGTATTCAAGAAACGGCAGCAGGATCCGTTCAGGCCGCAGAAAACGCGTTTGAAAAGTTAGAAGCTATACAAAAAGAAGGTATACAGCAATTTAAAACCGCATCTAAAGAGCTAGAGGCTTCATCTGAGATAGCGCCTAAAGGGTTTAAAGATCAACTACCTGTTTTAACCGATCCAAAAGCAGACCCCGCAAAATTTGCAGAAGCTTCAGAAAAAGCTCAAATAAGTTTAAATC